GTAGTTCTTTTCGTTCGTCGTTAAGATCATCCAGGAGCCCTGTCAAGGGACTGGAAAGTTTCATCTCACTTTAGCGCACGTCAGACCATGTACATTTTACCATGGGCTACCAAATTTATGCAATTATTTAATGTGTGGGAAGACATAACTGAAAATGTCAGAAAACCACACAGCAAACCTATTTTACCACCTGTCAGTTAAAGAGACTGCTCAGAAAGGGGCCAAGATTCATAGGCCGGAAACCAAAGTTTTATAAAATAAGTTTACTCAAAGAAACATAGAACCAACATCAAATATAGTACTAGCAGCCCTAGCTACACTAGGGACAATTGAAGTTAACATGCCAGCACCACGAATGATGTTGTTCAATACTGATGAGACACCATCTGTATTTATAGCCATTTGTGTTTCAGGACGAACCACATTATTGACCATTTCTAAACCACGGATATCAGAATCGGCTAGGCGAAGACCTCGAATATTATTGCCAACTGCTTCCATTATGGCACAGGCTTCATACTCAAAAAGAGTACTTGGCGCTGCACCAGTAACGTATATTCCCATAAAATGAGAATTAGCGGCTCCTAAGAGGTTATCTTCCCCAAATCCGTCTGCAATAATATCAACATCATATTGATATTCTCCAGGTAGAACAGGTGTGTAAACAAGAGTAAACCATTTCTTTGAAACAGGTAAACGAAAATAAGTCTCATAATTAGACATTGTGACGACTGATTGATTACTAAGAGAGTTATGACTAGGGACCATACAGCATTGTACAATTCCAGAACGACTAAGATCAGGACCAGCATATCTAATTCTAACTCCAGCACATACCAATCTCTCAACATTATTGAGAGAATTTATATTTGTTGTTGTGTAGTCGGAGTTAAAATTTAAAGCTAAGTATCCTGTTGTAAGTGCAGCACCGGTGTCAAGCACCGGAAACTGACTAGTAAAAGTTGGAAGAGTACCATTGCTTAAAATCAAAGGACATTGATTATTAAGAGTAGTTGCATAATTGTTAGCCAAACGCCGAGGGGCATAAGAGACAGACAATTCACCATTAGTATCAGAAACAGTTGTTCCTCTGATATAAAATTTAGTACGACGAGATTTCAAAGATGGAAAAGTGGGTAAACAGGGTAAGTCTGGTGGGACATCTCCTAAGCCCATAGGTCTATTTGATCGAGCATCAGTAGAATCGAAAAAGGAAAAGGGATTAACCAATCCAATAGCATATAATCTGGCACAAGATGACATATTAACAGGAGGGCCTTTAGGAAGTCGTTTTGAGAAAGTTGCAATTTGATCGCGAGCGACCATTTTTGAACCAGAATTAAAAACTGAACCATCCACAGCACCACCTTGAACTCGTCTAGGTCGTAATTGTTTCTTAGTAGCCGGTCGAACCCGCATTTTAGATTGACCTTGGGCATATTGAGCATACCTTTGGGATCTTTGGGCAGGAGTTAAACCAGCTTTATCATATTTAAGTTTATGTTTTTGTAAATACTGGGCCTTTGTCAAGGGTCCAGGATTTAATTCAACATCACCATCAGAAGACAGATCTTCTTCAAAATCCCCTTCATAATTAGAATTTCGATCTCGACAATACCAATAATAATCTTCTACCTCTTGTGCATGTTGTAATGCTGAGGGTGTTGAGAATTGTGTGTTGTGAAAAAGATTATCTTGTGCATCCCGAAAGATGCACTCATAAAAGGAGAGTTTTCTACCAAGCCTACTCCGAAAAGTAGGACCAGGATTTTCCTCTACGTCACCATCTGCTGTCAAGTCTTCCTTCCATCCCTTAGGATTATTAGAGGAATCTTTTTTGCGAAAAATCTTAAACTTACGGTCTACAATATCTTCAAAAAGTTCATTAGGATCACATTCTAAATAATAGTCTGCTACATGAGGGACGAATCCCTCATATCTCTTACGAACATCTTGAGTCAAAAATAAAAACCTAGGCTGCATAGCAGTCCAAAAGTCTAAAAAGTCTTGACGAGCAACAGTGGTCTCATTAGAAAGCTTGTTTTTACGACACAATTGATGTATTATATACAAACTAACCATACGAGCACAGGCCTGCTGAGCATCTTTTTTAACACTATGACGTGTTAGGGTTTTATAGCGTAAACCCGAGTAGGTGCAAGTTGCCTTGCATTCCCACCCAGGTATATGTGCCATTCCAGTCATTTTATAGTCATAGGTAATGTCTTCTATAATTGGAAGACCTTTTGAATGTGCAGAGTTCCTGTACTCATTTATGAAACCAATGTAGTTTCGAGCTAGGAAATTTGGACCTCCTGGAATTCCACCTGCAAAAGACAAAGTCTCTGGTAAGGTTTCAAATCCGGGAGGACAAAAATCTGTTTCCGTTAAAATCCAAGTTGCCTTAGACTTTTTACGGTGTTGTTGTTGTTGTTGTTGTTGTTGTTGTTTTTGATGATGATTGATGATGGGTTCTGTTTCCATTTCTGGAAAACTTGGAACACCACCCACGAAAGCGCCAGGCACACGAAGTCCTTTCTTCTTCTGATTTTTGTTCATCATATATTTTTTAAAGCCTACCTCCTTCCGATGAATATGAGAAGCTTGTTGCTCAGAAGGGAAAAAACTAAACCCTCCAATAGGTTGGGCAGATTGTTGCTGTATAGGTATTTCGAATTGTTCTAAACCGAGCACTATATTTAAGGCACTGCATTTCCTATCTCGTATATCCATTAACTTAGCAATATCAGACTCATTTGTTAAATGATCTCGATAATTAGTTAAAAGCCAACTAGAGTAATTTCTAATAAAAATCTGTACAATCTTTTCCTCTTCAGACTGCCCTAAAGCAGTTAGATCAAAAAAAG